TTTCCATTTTGCCATGTTTTTTGCGTATTCACGAACCTCATAGATGTATCCTTTAGTTTGTCTTTTAGGTTTTTTTGGTGGTGTGGTTTGTTTAGATGGTTTAACCTCAATTAATTTGTGAACTATTTTTCCACTACTTTCTCTCACCTTCACATAAAAATCTGGAAAATAACGATGAACACGATTATCAACTGGAGACTTATATGGAATTGCGATTTCCTCAGATGACCATTTTAATATTGATGGTGTTGTATCACAATATTTCATGAATTTCAACTCCCACAAAGACCGATAGATAATGTTTGTTGGATCACCTTTATACTTGTAGGGACATCTCGGTTTATATTTACCTTTGTATGACATCTAAATAGATAATAATACAATAATTTATATAAGGTATTTAGAGTGGCAGAATCCTTTGCAAAAAAAATTACGATGACACAGGCCAAACAAACGTTTGGTAATGTTGCGTTTAATAATCATTATATTGTGAATTTTTCTTCATTGAAACCTACAATCATCAGATATCTTGAGAGATCAACTGGATTTAGTGATATTGATGAATTTATATCAAGAACTTCTGGACTTCTTTGTAGTGATGCATCTTTACCAGCATCCGCATTTGCGACAGCAGAAGTAAAAGATAATTTTATGGGAATTCCACAAGAGTTCGCACATACTCGTTTGTATACTGATATTGATTTTACTTTTTATGTTGATAATAATTATACAATGTTAAGATTTTTTGAAGGTTGGATGGATTATATTTCAAGTGGATCTGAAAGACAAGGTGTAACTGATCGTGTTAAACCATATTATAGAAGAATGAAATATCCTGATGATTATAAAGTTGATACAATGTCAATCACAAAGTTTGAACGAAATTATGATCGAGAGATACAATATCAATTTATGAACGCATTTCCAAAGTCAGTTACTCCGATACCAGTTACGTACGGAGAAGCTGAATTGTTAAAAGTATCTGTAAGTTTTAACTATGACAGATATATAATAAAAAGAATTAATGAACCAGAATATAATTCACTTTTTGATGCTTTATTTGGTTCAATATCAAACATTTTTTAACCCCCTAAATAGATTTACTGAATTGTAACAGGATTATTATGCCTTTACCAAAAATTAATACACCGACATATGAGTTGGTGTTACCGTCCAACAATAAAAAAATTAAATATCGTCCTTTTCTTGTTCGTGAAGAAAAAATTCTAATTATCGCATTAGAATCTCAGGATATGAAACAAATTACTGATGCGATTGTTGAAATACTAAACGCATGTGTAATGACAAAAGGAGTTGAGATTACAAAATTGGCAACCTTTGACATTGAATATTTGTTCCTAAATGTTCGTGCGAAATCTGTAGGAGAGACAGTTGATGTCAACATAACTTGTCCTGATGATGGAGAAACATCTGTTGAGATGGAAATTCCAATTGATGCGATTAAAGTTAAGAAAACAAAGAACCATAAAAATATTATTAAATTAGATGATCAATATTCAATGAAACTTAAGTATCCTGAATTAAGTAAATTTGTTGAAAATAATTTTGAAGTTGGTAGTGATACAAGTGATGTATCAAAATCACTAAGCATGATCACCTCATGTATTGAGATGATTTATGACAATGAAGAAAGTTGGGATGCGAATGACTCTACAACAGAAGAACTAGAGGAGTTCATAGAGCAATTGAATACCAAACAATTTAAAGAAGTTGAAAGGTTTTTCGATACAATGCCTAAACTGTCACATACTGTAAAGGTGAATAATCCAAAAACAAAAGTTGAATCAGATGTTGTATTGGAGGGTTTGGCTGCTTTTTTCACCTAAGTATGGCTCATACTAACCTTGAGTCATACTTTAAAATTAATTTTGCGTTGATGCAGCATCATAAATATTCATTGACAGAGATTGAAAATATGATTCCTTGGGAAAGGGAAGTGTATCTTACTTTATTACGACAACATGTTGAAGAAGAAAACTTAAAAGCACAACAAAGTAACTCATAATGCCATTACCTATTCTTCCTGCTATTAAAATTGCTGCTTCAATAGCATCTGCAGCTAAGAAAAAGAAAACTCCTCAAATGACTGCCATGAGTGACAGTCCAAAATTGAATGTGACGAATATGAAATCTCCATTCAGTGGTGGTGGAAGTATTGTGCCAAAAATGGATGCTGGTTCTAAATTTATTCCAAGACCCTCTGGTAGAGGTGGAACTATTATACCACCAGAAGGACTAACAAGAAGAAAAAGAAGAAGTGATGCAAAACCATTTGGACAAGTTAAGGCAGAAATTGATCTAAAAGAAGAAAAGAAAAAATCTAGAAACGTATTTAAGATGATGGCAAATCTTAAAGAGAAAATTGCTATCAACTCAAAGAAAATTACCTTACTTAAAAATATATTACAGGCTAAAGATAGTTATGGTGGAAAAGAAGATCCACTAGAGGAAACTAATAAAACAATTGAAGAGATTGGAAAGATAATAGAGAGAGATTATGATTATCGAATTTCTCAAGAAAAAGAAGAGAATGATAGATTAAGATCAGATAAGTCAAAGGAAAGGCAAGATAAATCAGAATCTAAATTAGAGAACGTTAAAAAGGTTGGACAAAAAGTAGGACAAAGTATCAATCAAGGAGTATCTAAAGTAACTGCTCCGATTGGAAATATTTTTTCAGGTATTGCCGAATCATTAAAATTTATTGGTCTTGGTATCTTGACAAATAATGCATTTGATTGGTTAAAGGATGAAGAGAACCGAGAAAAACTAAGCGATTTCTTTGAGTTCATCGCAAGTAAATGGAAATGGGTATTAGGAATTGGTGCTGGACTCGTTGGCCTTAAAGTTTTAGGATCAATTATCGGTATTGTAAAAACTATTGGAACTGTAATTGGAGTTTTAGCAAGTCCATTGGCACTTAAAGCGATTGCTGCGATTGCTGCGGGTGTGTTGATATACAAAGCTGGTAAATTCTTGATAGATAAAGCTAGGGGAGCAATGTATGGTGGTGAGGCTGGTGCTGAACAAAGAACTGAAAATGCAGAAGCACTATTAAAAGAAGGTGTAAATTTAACGGGAAAGGTCAATATTAGTAAAGGGTCAAGATTTAAAGGCGGTGACGTAATGAAATATGGAACTGAAGAGCAGAAAGCAGCATGGATGAAATTTCAAAAGGAAGAAGAAGAAAGAAAAAAAATAACTGATGAAAAGGACGCAGAACTAGAACCAATTAAAAAGGCACTTAAAAATTTAAAAAATAATAAGTTATACATTAAACCACGAGGTAAGAAAGATAGAAATAAAACTAAACAGTTAAATGCTCTTGGTAAAGCTGAAGAGAAAAGATTACAGGGTTTATTAGAACAAATTCAAACAAAACATGACAACAGATATGGAAAACCATATTCTCCTGTTGATAAAACTCCAATTGGAAAACCTCTTACATCACCACCAAAAGATGAATCTGTAATATCTAAAAAGAAAGCAAATGAATCTGTAATATCTAATACTAAAAAAGATAAATCTCTTATTGATAAAGAAGTTGATTCCATCACACCAAATATTAAAGCTTATTCAGTTCCTTCTATGTTAAATATGGACTTAGGAACAGAAAAAGAGGTTGATGTTGCTGGCGAAATAAACACATCAGGTGGAGAAATTAATGAAGTCGAAGTTGTAAATTCTATTAATAGACTCAATGATTACATGTTGGAAACACCAAAGATACATCAGATAATTGGATAGTATGAAAACAGCAAGTATTAAAAAATTAAAATTAAATGTTACCAATATTAAGAGTACACTTATTAAAGGTAATAAAAAATTAATTAAAATTCAAGGATCAAATCGAAAAATAATGGATGCTGATCTAAGACAAAAGGAATTATCAAATAACGAAAAGAAAATCGAAACTCCTCTTGTATCTAAATTTAAATCAACTGGAAAGAACATATCTAAAAAAACAGGAAGTATGTTCTCTCGAATCTTTGAG